TTAAACTGCTCATGATTGTTTCCATATCCAGGGTGAGTTTATTTAATTCAGCAACCATAGATCTTAATATAGCATCCACCTCTTCAATAGTCTTGCCAATTAATTCAGTTTTATACGTCCTGAAGTAACTTGACCCCTTTTCTGGATTATCCACAGGCAAATCTTCGATTTGTGCAGGAGTAGCCACTGCCACAAAAACATCATTGTTTGAATCATTAACAAAATTTATAGTTCTTTTTTTTATAAATACCTCTTTTGGGATACCTTCAGATGAACTAATTTCAACAGTCGTTGTATACGCCATTAGACTTTGTTCCCATTTTGCAGGTTTGTGAGATAGGTTTAATTTTACCATAGCTAAAATTTAATTTGACACCTCACAATGGTAGCTTAAAGTATCTGAGCTAACAAGTACAAGATTATGACTGAATATATAAAATTAAACGCAGGAGATTTAGTAATAGGCACAAGTGATCCATCAAAGGGAGTATACAGTGCAGAAGGTAAACTTATCAGAGAGGGAGTTGAAATTGTGGGTTCTGAAGAAGAACTAGAAGATCTAAAAACAAAAATGACTAGAGCTGCCTTGAACACAGGAGGTAAGATTGTTAAAACAAGTTCATCTAAAGGTAAAAAAGGTAAGAAGCCAGTCAAGTATAAGTCAGATAAAGCCAAAGTAGATTCAATAAAAACACAGCAATCTCAATCTGTGGATAGCTATGAAAATCCATGGGATACATATCAACCAGTTAAAGATGAAGAACCAGCATTAGAAACAATATCATTTGAGAATGACTTTGGAAAAATAAAGTCAAAGGTAGAAAATGTGATAGAACAAGACTTGGCTTTTATGCTGGTTTTCTCAAATGAAGATGAGGTTGTTTTTGAACCCAAGGTAGGAGAAACACTCAAGTTTTTTAGAAACAGGCAAAGCCATCTAGTATACTATCCAGGGGTTATATTTGATTGGACTGATGGTGTTAAAAAAGTTATGATACTCTTTAAAGCCATAGACCAAGATGAATAAATACGGAGTAGTAACAGAAAATTCACGAAGCGATTTTGATAACTCTAAAAAAGCTGAGTACTATGACGAGGATGGTTTTAATATAGCAGATGAAAAAAACAAGCATTTGCTAGAAACTCCAAAAAAGATTGAACAAAAAGCAATTCCGGCTGTCGAATAACACTTACAGCAACTTTACACTATGATCCAAAACGAGCCGCAAAACTATTTTAACATGGGTGGAAGTAACAAAGATCGTTACACAAATCCATTCTACAACATACCATTACAGCATATGCCTCTTAATATAGAGGGTATGTTGCTATGGGCAGAGCACTTCTTATTCAGGAACGGGTTCTATAAACAGGCGTTAAACAGAATTTCCAACTATTTCATAACCTCATTAAATGTAGAATGTGATGACCATGAGGCAAAGGAAAAGTACAGAGAAGTATTAGAGCAGCTGAAATGGAAAGAAATTTTAGGTGTTTGTGGACTAAATCTTTTAGCCTACGGAAATTCGTTTATAACTGTAAACCAGGGGTTCAACAGAAATCTATCTTGTCCTAAGTGTGGTAGAGTAGACAATATAGACAAACTTAACAACTTTGAGTTTAACAAAGGTATATATGTAAAGACCTGCCTGAAGTGTGGTTACAAGGGTGAACACAAGGTTATAGACAAACCCTCTAATGACATTGACAAAATTCATGTGGTTCATTGGCCAGCAAAAGAAATTAAAATCAGATATGAGGATACCACCGGTGAGTATGAATATTTTTGGGATATTCCTCAACAATATATAAAGAAGGTAACCACAAAGAACAACAAGTTCTATAGCAAGAAAACGCCTAAAGTTATATATGACTGTATCTTTGATAAAAAGATGCTTTCTTTTAACTCTAAGAACTTCTTACATCTCAAGTTGGACACACCCTCAACAATAAGAACTGATGGTAAAGCCATTCCACCCAGCATGTTCTTGTTCGAGGATATGTTTATGCTTCAGACTTTAAAAAAATACAACGAAGTTATCTGCTTTGAGGATATCGCACCATTCAGGGTTATATCCATGAGTAGTGAGAGCAACTCAGCAGCAAACCCAATTCTTCATCAAAATGGTGGAGTTTGGAGTGCTACTGTGGACGAGATGATTGAGCAGCATAGAAAAGATCCAGGATCATACCACAAGTTTCCGTTTCCTATTAACTATCAACAGTTAGGTGGTGAGGGCAACAAACTAGCCCCTGTTGAAATGATGGAGAACTACAAAAACAATATTCTTAATGCATTGAATATTCCTGTGGAGTTATTCCAGATGACTCTAAAGAGTGAATCAGCGGGACCAGCACTGAGATTATTTGAAAATTCATGGGGAGTTATACCTAACAGCTATAATCATCTTTTAAATCACATAGGTGAGGTAGTTGGTAAAATCCTTTCTCTTCCAAAAGCCAAGATCGGATTGATACCTATCTCGTTCTCTGATGATATAGAACGCAAGTCTGTTATTGGTCAACTGGTATCAGCTAACTCTATTGCAAGGTCTGAACTACTTAATCTTTATAACTTTGATTATGAGGATCAAATCAGAAAGAAAACAGAAGAAGATAGAATCACAAAACAAGTTCAACAGGAAGAAAAAGAAAAAGCTGAAGTAGAACAGCAATCACAGGCTAGTATTTTTAATCAAACAAGCATGGCTCAACCAGGACAGCCGCAGCAACAAGGAGGAGCAACCACACCACAGGATGCTCTAGAACAGGCTCAACAAATAGCTCAACAGTTGTTCCCGTTGGATGGCGCTCAGAGAAGACAACAGCTTCAGCAGATAAAAGCGCAAGATCAAGGGCTATATGCCACAGTAAAGTCACAGTTAGAGCAAATGACATCCCAGGCTAGAAGCCAAGGATTGAACAGCAGCAAGCAACAACAACCACAGCAGTAACCCACAAACACAATAAACATATGGATAAAGAAAAATATTTTTGCGCAATCAGCGGTAATGAAATTCCTGAAGCACGTGTGGAAGCATTAAAAATGCTAGGCACACCTCAGACTCAATGGACTTGTGTGGAGCATTCCACCACAAAACCTAAAAAGGGAATATTCATGGGAGAACACGGTACCAGTGAGATGAAGATGGTTGATAAGGTTTACGACGATTCTGTTAGGGCAGTATTCAAGTCCTCTGATAAAGCTGATTCTGAGGATGTGGATATACCTGAAACGGTGAGCAGGCCTCCAGAGGGTAAACCTGGGTTTTACTCAGAGAAAGAAATCAACTATTACACAGATAACAACGAAGACCCCACAGAAGAAAATATCTCTGTGATAAAAAAATTAGACAACTAAGCTTTAGAATTGCTTATTTTCTACTAACTTCATAGAATATCTTTTATGCCTGATAGTGCCTTTTTATCCAGACTTCCAGTTAAAGGTGCAACATTTGTTGCCACCGGGGCTGATGATGCTTTCAAACTTCCATTGTTGAACGCACTCGGTAAGTTGGATGCTAACTTCTTAGCCAGCCGAACTATATATAGTGTGTCTAATACTGCTGCAAGACTAGCGATGGTAGGCCCTAGTACTGGGGATATTGTTCTCCAAACAGATACAAACAGTTTATATATTTTAAAGTCACCTCCAATCTCAAACGCAAGCAACTGGTTATTGCTATCAGATTCATCAGGTTTGATAACATCAATTAATGCAAACACAACAGCAATTGACGCAAACGCAAAAAAAGCCATAGCTTTTGCAATAGCACTATAAAACATAATGAAACAATTAGCCGCATATACAACACCAGCTAGTCCTGCTAATACTATTTCGCTAACAGGTATAACCGTTAGTCAGGATAAAATTCTTCTAGTATCCAATGCCACCACAGGTGATATTTTATATTCTGTGGGTAATGTTGGAACTTTGCAGACTGTGACTAGCTCTAACGGAAATACAGTATTAACTTTCTCATCAATAAACACAACGCACAAATTTACTATATTTTATGATGATGGAGTAATTTCCGCGAATGCCCCATCCACTGTAACATTAGGTTCTGGTAGTGCTAGTATAGGATCTGTTAGTTTATCTGGAGGTACAGTAACATTAGGCGCAGGTAGTGCTAGCATAGGTACAGTAACATTGGGTTCCGGAACTTCTAATATAGGTACTGTCAATCTTTCCACTGGAGCCGGCGCTCTGGGTGCAGCATCAACAGCTCCTATATATACAACATTAACAGGTGGGACTGTAACATTAGGTGCTGGTAGTGCTGGTATAGGATCTGTTAGTTTATCTGGAGGTACAGTAACATTAGGTTCTGGTAGTGCTAGTATAGGATCTGTTAGTTTATCTGGTGGACTAGGATCAGCCACAAATAACCCAATGTATGTAGCAGGTGTTAATACCACCACAGGTACAACTGGAGCAGTTAACGTCACAGATTCAGGCACAATTGTTACCGGTAGTGCTAACCCAGGAGTAGGATTAACAGGTTGGTTTAGTGGTATATATGGCAAGATAGTTGGGATCATTGGTTCCACAGCCACACCATCCACTAGTGTAATCACAGTTCAGGGCAGCTCAGTTGGTGCAGCAGTACCAACATCTAGCACCGCTATAGGATCCACAGCAGATACCGCCTCTACTGATGCGGGCACCACAGCCGGCAGTTTAATCTCCTATGTGAGAGGAATTATTTCTGGCTTTGGAGCTAAAAGTGATGCTATATCCACAGACGCAGGAACCACTGCAGGCAGTTTAATGACTTACGTTAGAACCATCATTAGTTCTTTTGGTTTAAAGGGTGACACTGCGGTCACAAGCTCAGCAGGCTCAGGTTCATTAATAGCTTTTGTTAAAGGTGTTTTGTCTCAAATCAGTACATTTATTAGTACACCAGGAACTAATTCAAGCTATGCAGTTACCGTACAAGGAAGTTCAACAGGTACATCTATTCCAGTTAGCTCCACGCCAACATCCACAGCCATAACATCAACCACAGGAAATACATCAGCTACCGCACTTAGTGTTGGAACTACACCGGCTTTAGCGGGTGGGTCAGCTAGAAAATATTTGTTTATACAAAATTTATCTAGTACAAATGATCTAGTTGTAATGCTAACATCTTCAAATACTGCTCCCACAACCGTTTCAGCAACAACTGGAATCTATTTGCCGAAGGGTTATAGTGGTTATGTTGCTGATGGATTGTT